GATCTGTCGAAAAGTATGTAGAACAAATTAGAAAACATAGCTGGGAATTCGTAGGAAGTAATCCAACTACGGTTGAGTATGTACGAAAACGATTTAAACAAATGGAGCTTGTTTTAGACAAGACTACTTCCCAGTTTTTTGATGAACTTTCTTTTAATTTAGTGCTTTTTTCAAATGTTTTAATTGTTAAGAGACGAAATAGAAAAGCATCAGGAGGCTCTACAAGAGTTACATTTGATGGGATGAATAGAGTTCCAGTTGCAGCTTATGAAGTGCTGGACCCTGGTACTGTAGAAGTAGATAAAGATAAATATGGAAATGTTTCCCGATGGAAGCAATCACCTCAACCCAACCTTAAGAACAAATTTGGTTATTTACGAACTCTTTATGGAGAGACCAGTGTTAATAATCCACAAGAGGGAGGTCCATCTTGGCCCTCTTACAACGTAATTCATATTAAAGATATGACAGCTTCTTGTTCTAAATACTTTTTTGCTATGCCTATGTCTGTTCCAGTATTGGCGGATATGGAGGCACTTAGAGAGTTAGAGGAACTAGCTCTTATAGAGTCAATCAAAGTAGCGATTCCTAAGTTGCATGGAAAGGTAGGCAGCAAAGATATTCCAGGAACTCAGGATCAGGTAGATGATTTAGCATCGACTATCCGGTCGGCTAGTGGAGATGGGGTAATAGTCACAAATGAGAGAGTAGCGATAGAGGAAATTGCACAAGCAACAAACGCAAATAATATATTAACAGGTAGTATTAGTTATTTTAGAGAAAGAGTATTAGCAGGTCTAGGAATGTCAGATGTTGCTATGGGTAAAAGTTCCACTTCTAACCGAGCAACTGCTCAAGTTGTTACTTCTGAAATGCAAATGACATCTGCTAAATATCAACGTATATTAAAATATAATATAGAGCATCATATTATTAAGGAGTTATTATACGAAGGAGGGTATTCTGAAAGTACTCTTACTGATGAAAATATGGTATACGTGGCTATCCCCGAAGTTTCATTACAGGAAAAAATAACAAGAGAAGCTCACCATCTAAATCAATTTATTAATAATACGATTACTGAAGATGAGTTGAGAAAAGAGTTGGGAAGAGATATTATTTCAGATGAGCTTAGAGAAAATATGTACCTTAATACTGTTCAAATTCCTTTAGCTAAAGCACAAGCTGAAGCTTCAGCTGATGCTGCAATAAGACAGGCTAATAATACAGCGCAACCTGCTAATCAACACGGCAAAGCTTTAGCAAAACCAAAAGTTAAAAAGGATGACTATTCGTCTTTATGGAATAATATGCTAGAAGTTAAAGATGATAAGAAGAAAATTATGCATACATTAAAGAGTTCAAAATTGGGCAGGTATGACATAACTGTAATTGAGATACTTTTACAGCATTATTTAGCAGATAGTAGTTTAACAAACGAGGAAGCTATAAGTAGTATTTTTGCTGCATTAGAGGAAACTGTAGTCAATGAATGATTTTAATATTAGTTTTAGATGTGAGTGCGGTTCTCTTCTGTGTAAGTATACAGATCAAGAAGATCCATTTGCAATGGAGATAAAATGCCAAAGACGAGGATGCCCTAATGTAAATATAAGAGCAAACTGCGTACCGGCTAAACTTGTAGAACTTAGATGCCAATATATAGACAACAAAAAATCAGAGAGATGGGGGACCCCCACTGTGTGTAACAAACTACTGGCTAGGGTAATTCCTGGAAGCAAGGCTGAGATTAAATGCCCTAGATGCAAGAGTCTATCAAATAGTGCTGATCAGTTTCCAGAATTATTACATGAGGAGTCATATGAATAAATTTTTACAATCTTTTTCCGATGAACATAATGTTGATTACCAATGGGACTCTAATGAAAAAACTCCAAAATCAATTATAATAACAATAGATGCTACTCATGCAGGTTATAGAAATAAAAATGGTTTCTTCTATGATCCTAAAGCTATGAAGTATGCTGTTGAACGGGACGCATGGACAAAACCATTCGCTAAGCCTTTGTTAAAAAATCATGATATGGAAGGTGAGCCAATGGGCAGAGTAGTAGCTGCTAGATTTATAGATACCAATGATGGTAAAGGGTATACTCAATTAGATGTTAAGGTTACTGATACAGAAGCTGTAGAGAAGATAATTGATGGAAGATACTTAACAGTTTCTACCCACGGCAGCCCTATGGCAGATGCAGATCAGGCTTACAATTTTACAATTTGTTCAGTTTGCGATGCTAATCTTAATACTGATGAGTTTTGTGGGCATATGAGAGGGAGAGTATATGAAGATGAAGATGATAATAGTCAACTTTGTTTTTGGAAAATAGGTGCTATGGAATATAAAGAAGTTTCAGTGGTAAATACTCCTGCTGATAATGATGGAAAAACAGCTGCTCAGATAACAGGCGTGCAATTAGCAATGTTAGATGGGGAGGATCCAGTTGTAGATACGGATCAAAAGAATTTAAGCCATAGTAGTATGATATTTGCTGATAATGAAGTATCCTATGTTAAGGATATTTCCTTTAATGAAACTCAGGTAGCTAATACGGTTCTCTGGGAGTCAGTTAAAAAAGATAAGGAAGCATATATAGAACAAAAAGGTTTAATATTTAAAAATACAGAAGAAAAAGAATTAGAGGAAGAGGTTGAAGATGCTACCAAGTTAAATCCTGGTAAAAAGAAAGACAGAAAACTTAAACCAGCTCCGCCTGAAGAAAAGAAGAAAGATAAAAAGGAAGACGTTTTAGATAACATAACTTCTGAAATTAATGGGCATAGACATAACTGTATGGTTGATGATAAAGGCAATGGTAAAGCAAATACTTCAGCTGATCATTCGCATGAGATAGAAGAATTTGAGATACAAGAGTTTTGTGAAGATGGAATGGAACCAGGCTCTAATCATAATTGCCATACCCATACCTTAATTAAACCTGGGGATTCAGAAAACGAGATAGTTTTTAACGATTATGAAGTAAAGAAATTATTAACTGCTATAAAAAATTGTAGATAATGATAAAGAATAATCGATTGACATAACTTAAAGGAGATTGATATGAAATTAGATAAAGATATAGTGGCTGAAGTTTCAGATACATTAAAAGATGCATCTAAAGAAAAGCTCGAGAGAGTTGATGGTGTTATCGAAAATTCTGATGTTTCTGAAGAAGTTAAGGAAGCTTTTAAGGAGTCTGTGAGTACTATTGATAAAGAACAAAAAATTGAAAATTCAGAAAAACCTGAAAAAGAGGAAAATGAAAAGATGGAAGAAAAAGTTGTAGAAGATGTAGCTGCTGCTCTCAGTATACCTGGTATGCAACAGTATATTGATTCCCTTATAAAGGAAGCTATTGAACAGAATTCAAAAGAAACTTCAGAAGAAAAAATTTCTGAAGAAGAAGATTTAGAAAAACAAGATTCAGAAGAACAAGAAAAGGAAGAAGAAAAAGATGATAGCACTGGTATTTTAGTAGATTCTATTGTATCATGTGCTCTTTCTTTAAAAGCTTCTGAAATAAACCAAGAAGATATCGAAGGGTCTTCTGCGAAGTATAGAGAATCCCTAGGTACAAAAAGTAAAGATGAGCTAAAAAGCCTTCACTCAGACTTAATTACAAAAGTCAAAGAGCTCTTTACACATAAGCCTAGCGAATCCTTGGAAAAAGAAACTTTAGTAGAAGATAGTCCTTCTGGTAACGATGAAGAGAAACCTGCATCAGACACGCAGAAAGTTCTTCAAGGTTACTTTAATTAAAAAAAATAAAAGGAGTAAATTAAAATGGCTCATAAATTAGATTTTAAAGCAGGCAATCAAAAAAAGAGAGGTCTTAAAGCTGCCCCAGATAAGTATAAATTATCGGACGGAAGACCTAATATATCTATGTCAGATGGAATCGCCCCGGCGTTTCCACTTATCCCTCATAAATATCTACCGGTATCATTTCAGGATATAAATACCCAAGATTGGGTAGTTATTCCTAAAGGACGTTTAGTGTCCTGTCTGATCCCACAAGATAGTGAGGATTTGAATACTGGTAAGTATGAAGCACAAGCAGGCGGTGGCGTAACGGCTATGTCTGTTAGTTCTGGAGAGTCCTACTATGGTGTCAGCAAGAACATTCAGGGACTTATTGTTCCAGCGAATGGCGGTGGTAATTCTCGATGGGAATATGGCGCAGACAGTGTAGGAGTTGTTCCTGCAGATGGTGGGGGTGCTGGAATGGTGACCTCAGCTACCGATTATGTTGACATTGCTGCAAATGCACCTATTGGATGCATGGAGCATGATGTATATCAAGATATTAGAGGTGCTAACCTTAATTATGATATGCGAAATAAAAATTGGGGAGTTTTGGCTTCTCAGCTTATTCGTATACCGTCAGTTAATGTAACAGCGTTTGCAGACTTTACAGGATTA